TTGCACTCAATCATCTCTTCTTTAGATGGCTGGGTGTTTGTATTTTGGAGAATCCATACTATCAGTGCATACTTGGTCAACCAATTGTTTAGACACATAATGCCAGAAACGGCAATTGCTGCTATTCCAAGAATATGTATCCATACCATCTCTACTCACTCCCTTCTTGCTCTGCTGGATTGCTGATCAGCTCATCTACTGTAAAAAATATTCAATCGGCACTTTGAAATAATCAGCAAGGATCTTGATCTTATCCACCTTAGGAACATAATTTCCATTTTTCCAATTAGAGAGCGTTGCAGTTGAAACCCCCGTCTCCTGTGCAACCTGATATGCCGTTTTGTTGGTTTTATCTAATAAAGCCTGTAATTTTTCGTACACTTTTTCACCTCCCACTCATTAAATAATGTTTGACTTTGACTAAGGTTTCTTATATAATCAAATTGTCACCTAAGTTATTTAAGAAACCTTAGTTTTAACTTAGTTATCTAAGCTATGCATGTACTATAGCATAGGTTTCTATGCTAGTCAATACCTTTCGCATAGTTTTCTAAGTTATTTTTTAGAGAAAGCGAAAAACTATGTACGAAATCTTTGAACAATTATTAAAAGAACACGGTGTTACAGCTTATCGTGTTTCAAAAGAAACCGGCGTTACCACGGCAACGCTCACCAGTTGGAAACAAGGAAAATACACTCCAAAGCCAGAAAAACTACAAAAAATAGCTGACTATTTTGGTGTATCGTTATCTTATTTAATGACAGGCAAGGATGAAGTGCCTGATAGCGAATCGCCAAAAATCACTCCTAAAGACGAACGCGATATCGCTAAGGATTTGGAAAACATCATGGCAAAACTTACATCCGGTGAAGCTGGTCCAGCAAGCTACAATGGAGAGGAATTAGATCCGGAAGCCGCTGAACTGTTCCGTGACGAATTGGAAATTGCGCTGAAACGTCTGAAAATTATTAACAAGGAGAAATACACTCCAAAGAAATACAAGAAGTAGGTGAGTTGGATGAACAATATAAAAAAGATCGTTGCTTACTATAAAAGAAAAACAGGTACCAGCGATCCGTTCATTCTGGCAGATCGACTAGGAATCCTATATCAGTTTTGTGATTTGAATTTTGATGGGTGTTATATGTTCCTTAAAAATCACCGGTACATTTTCATCAATCAAAATTTGTCAGAATCTGATATGCGACTTGTAATGGCTCACGAAGTGGGACATGCCATTCTACATAGAAAGCAAAATTGCTACTTTATCCGGAATAAAACATTTTTCAGCATGAACAAAATTGAAAATGAAGCCAACACTTTTGCAGCAGAGCTTCTTATTCCGGATGAACTCATTTCCGACAATCCAGAACTGACTGTTGAGCAGGTGGCGCGACTTGCTGGATATAATGCAGCAATAATGAAATTTAAGAAACTGTAAAATTTTTTATGGTTTAAATACTACTAATGACAATTTGTGGTAATTTGCTACGGCATTTTACAAATAACCTACAAAAAGGAGAAAGTTATGAAAAGAAAACTTATAGCTATTTTAGTGGCAGGAACATTTTTAATTTCCGGTTGCGGCGCTTCCGGATCTGGTGAAGGCACCCCGTCTACAGATGCATCTGCTGTTTCCGAAACAGACAGCTCATCTGAAACAAATACTGAAGACAACAAAACATTGGACTCTGCTTCTATTGATCCAGTAACAGTTTACAATGCTGATGGTATCACAATTACTGCTCAGTCTCTCAAAAAGGACTCTTATGGAGATTATAATTTAGTACTTGACGTTCAGAATAACTCAGATCGAGATATTAACTTTTCGGTAGACGCTTATACTATCAACCAGATCAATATCTCTGGGTATATGGGGTACCCTGTAAGTGCCGGATCTACTGGTAAAACAGAATTTCCAATTTACCAAAGTGACTTAGATCAGTTTAATATTCCAAACATCAACACCCTTAAACTCCATATGTATATTGCTGATAGCAATGGATATGTTTTAAAATATTTTGATTCTGATTCATTAGTAACCTCTCTTGGAGATAATTATGATTTCAGTCTCCCTCTGGATAGTTACGATGTAGTATATGATAATAACGGCTTGAAATTGTATAACACGAAAACTGTTTCTCATGAAGACGACGATGATTACTACTACACAGAATTTATTCTGTACAACGGAAATGATCAGAATATAAGTGCCAGTGCAGAGAATGTGTCCTTTGATGATGTTATGAATTATGATAACAGCTACACTTATGATGTATATGCTAATTCTTACTCAAAATTTGAATTATGCTCTACTGAGCCATTTGACAATGTCTCACAGATAACATTTGATTTAACTACATGGGATGATGACGGATACGAATCATTTGCAGAAAAAGTTGCTTTAACATTAAAATAATATACCACTCCCCTGCTCCCTGTGGGCGGGGGAATCAATAAAAAACTGAATAATATATTTACCCAGGCAACTGGGAGGGCGTTTCCCACCTGCTTCTAGTCTTGTGGAAGGGGTGGTTGATATGAGTACATATGAAGAATTTATGATTATACTGACAACTGCTGGTTTAATTGTAGCCATTCTGAATTACACGCATAAAAAATAGACGCCCTGACTTTGGTAGAGTTGACGTCTATTCTTTAGATACTTACTATTACTGAAGCAGATGGGGTACGACCATCGCCCCAGTTGTCTTGTTAAGTATATTATAGCAAATATGCTTTAAATGTCAATTTAAAAACCGGCTCCTGCTTCAACAGGAACCGGCAAGGAATAACATCCGAAAATGATACTCCAACTATGCTAAAATATTGTATCATCTTCGGAACAGCTTCGCAAGCGGAACACCCGTTCCCCGC